CGAGCGCGGCCCCCCTTCGCTGCCCTGAAATCAGGGTGAATGAAGACGGCGCGCTCCTCTAGTATCTCGTCGTCACTATACCACACATGGCAAATTCTCAAAAGAATTGCCCCCTGCGGCTTCTCGCCGGGCACGCCCACGAAGCCCACGATGCCATTCTCTCGGCTCAGGGCGGGCCAGATCTCGCGCAAGAGTTTCTCATGGTTTGGCCTTACGAAGCTGTTTTCGTAGCAGCCCTCAATGGCCAAGGCCATCATGTCGTCCACATCCTCGGGCTTGCCGACCCACACTTTCAGTTCATCAGACATTGAGATCCCCCTCAATCCTTCTTTGGCCCGGGGAGTTTCTGGAGCGTCTTGATCAGCTCTTTGCGCGTTCCCGTGATCCAGTTGTCGAGGGCGCGGTGGCCCGCGTCAAGGTCGCCCCTGCCCGCCCAGATCACTTCGTCTGGGGAAAGAACATATTCTCCACCGGCTGCGACAATAGGAACGGGTTCCCCGACGCCCCCGCCCTGCGCGTAGGCGCCCGCTGGCGCGTCACGGAACATCATCTTTACGGCCCGGTAGCCCGCCATGGTGTTGCCCTCGCCCAGCGAAGACACGATGTCAGCGGGGATGACGTAGGAGCCCGAGGGGACGTGCATGGGCAGGTGGTCGGTGCGCCCGGCCACGGGGCTGTGGATGGGGCCGAGGTGAACGCCGTCAGAGGCGCCAGCGGGAGCGGGGGCGCGCATAGGCCCACCCTCCGCCTTGGCGTGGCGGGCGGTGTTGAGGGCGGCGGCAATAGCTTGGGATTTCGGATGGCCAGAGGCGATCATTTCTCCAATGTTGGAGCTGATCGTCTTCTGCGAGGAACCTTTGGCGAGTGGCATGGCTTACCCCGGAGAATAGGTGACGTTGACGGATTGGCCAGTGCCCGGCGTTACCACCAAGCCCGCTGAGAAGACCTGCCCCAACTTGACGACGCCAATCGTGGCGGGGATCGCGCAGAGGGCATTGGCAGCCGCCACGGATGCGACTGCGCCGGTGTTGTTGATTGTTCCCGCTGTAGACCCCGCCACGACAACGGAGAAGTTCACGAGATAGCCCTTGCCGACGTAAATCAAAGTGGCGGCAGTAACCGTAAGAGATGTCTGCGTTCCAAGGGTCCGGGCAGTTGCCTGCGCAAGCCCGTTGATGGCGACAACGCCATTCTTCTGGGTGGTTAACAGGTCGTCAATTGATGCAGCCATTAGAATTTTCCGTCACTTTGTATGCGGTAGCGGATATTACCAAGTCGCCAAAAGGACCCGATGTCATTGCTCTCAATGCGGATCGCCACCAAGCGGCCACGGAAGCGGGGCGTGATAAACGTCGTCGCCTGCGTCAGGGTGTAGGGTCCAAAGGCAACGGGCGCGGTGCCGGGGTAGTCCGTGATGTAGAAGGTCAGCAGGACATTGGCGCCCTGCGTCCCGTCAAAGTAGCCCCACTTCATGTCGGGCCAGACCTGATCAATGAAGCTCTTCACGTCTGCCTCCGTCAGGGCAAAGTAGCCCGTCTGGAAGTAGGAGTTCATGGCCACGCCGTCGGCATCCTTGGAAGTCTCGTGCTGATACAGATACTGGTTCAGTCCGGCGCCAATGGGCGGCCCGAGGACCGACTCGTTGATCCACGCCGAGCGCGACACATACGGATTGGCTGTGGAATTGGATCCGTAGTCCCACTGGTCCAAGTTGATATTATATTTGACGTATCCCTCGTTTTCCCCGCCATTCCCGTAGGTGGGGAAGTACCAAGTGATCTCGCCGAAGCGGGAGTTGGGGGCAATTCTGATGCGGTCGAGATTGGTCGTGTCGAGGTCCTGAAAGACAACGTCCCAGATCGGGCACCTGATCGGCTCGACGCCATTGCCCGCGAGCCGGTAAAATTGGCTCTGCCCCATCCAGTAGACAACGCCATTCATGGACCCGGCGGCCTTGCGCCCGATGAGGCCGCAGCCCGTGCCCAACTCGTTGAACTGGTAGACGTAGGGCGGCCCAACGTACTGCATGGCCCAGATGCCCAAGTCAGTCCACAGGAGGCCCTGCTGCGGCCCCTGAATACATTGAACAAGGCGAGAGCCCTTGGGTATGCGGTAGCTGCCCGCCTGATTGGTGAGGGTCGCGGTCCAGTCGTCGTAGTTGTTAACGTCGCACCAGCGGACCAGCAAGGGATCAGAAATCCCGGTAAACGTCGAGCCCCACGCGATAATCTGCCGCTGTGGCATGGCGACAAACATGCCCTGATTTGTGGTGGGGGCGGCGACAATCACGTTGGCGACTGCCGTGCCCGTCGTCGGATCCCACGAATAAATAGGACCGCCCAGCGGGTTGGCGATGAGGATCTGGCCCCAATTGTCCAACGTCCAGTCGGTGGCGTTGATTGGGACGCCCCGGTAGCTGGTAGGGACAATACCACCGTAACCGTAAAATCCGTAGCCTGCCTCGCCGTAGCCGACGCCGGGCGGATATGTGCCGACGCCGTTTCGGTAGACAAAGTGAACCTGTCCGCCGTTCATTGACCCGGTGGCGGTGGATGTTGCCGAGTTGGACGCCGCAATGACGAAGACGTTGCCGCTGGTCACGCTGATGACGGCGTAGTTGCCGTATATGGTGACGCCGCCGATTGTCGTCGCGACCAGTGCCGTGAACGTGTCCCCGGCCAGATACCCGTGATTGTTTAGAGTAACTGAGACTGTGTTGACACCGCTAGTCGTAGTGAATGACGGCACGGCGCCGCCATTGGCAACAGCCGATGTCGCGGCGGTGGCCGCGTAAATTGTGTACTGGTTGGCGTTCAACCCCGGATTAGACACTTGATATTGGCCGAATAGGACAATGCCGCCGACGCTGACTTGTGTCTGTATATCAACAGCATAGTAGTCGTTGGTATTGCTGGCCGTGTCCACGATGACGACGGCGGTGCTGCCGGACGTGGTGCTGAAATTGACGGCCTCGTTGGCCGTTATCTGCTCGGGCGTAATGTCTTGGCTGCCGCCTGAGACGATGACGCCGAGGGAGTTGCCCGCGCCGGTGATCGTGCCGCCGGAGACGTAGGCGGTCGTCGTGGCGTTGGCGTATGAGACGCTGGTCGATGTGGCAGCCGTGACCACATAGGTCCCGTTGTAGCCGTTCGGGTTTATGCTGCCGACGAGAATGGCGGAATTAACCGTAAAGACAAACGGGCCGGTGAAGGTCAGGGTGGCCGTTGTCCCATTGCCGCTGGCGCCAGTCACAACAATCGGGGCGATCCCGTCGGCGCCGACGGCCAGATAGGAGTTGGCGTTGGTGTCCTCCCACGCCCACAAGCACCGGACAGTGGAGCCAATCTGGCCCGCGTAGAACTTTGTCCAGCCGCCCAGCTTCTGGACCAGTCCCCCGAGCGTCCGGTCGGGAATGAACCGGATGAGCTGGCTCTCAGATATGGCGGCCTCGTTGAGGGCGGGCGTCTTGTTGACATCCACGCCGGGCATCAATTTTAAGGAAGCGTGGGGCATGGTTTACCCCCTCGTCGGAGTGGCGACGGTGGCGGGGCTCTGCGAGGACCACCCGGCGGCGTCAAATTTCTTGCGGGCCTCCTCGACGATGGCGCTCTTGAGGAGGGCCTGATACTGGCTCTCGTAAGTGATGGCCATCTGCGGGTCGTCGTTCAGGCGCCCGAAGTTGCGCTGGTAGGCGCTAATGTAGATCATCGAGGCCATGATGAACACGTCCGGCAGGTAGAGGCTGATGAACGTCGAAGTGTTCGTCGCGGACAGGCTGTTGGGCCGGTAGGTGCCGACGACCTCAACCGGATACGCTTGATCCGGGACCGGCCCAACAAAGAACAACGTCTCATTGAAAGGCACAAAATACTGGGGCTGGCCGCGATTGTTGGTAAAAGATGACCCGTAGACAGCGTCAAGGAACTCTTTTGTGGTGGGAAGAAGGGGGGTGCGGGCGCATATATCTGGATTAGTAGTAGTGGATGCGTTGCTGCTTCCGTCAATTGTTCCTGCGGTGGTCATGCTCCCAGTGGTTGTGCTGGCGTATGACACAGACCCATACACAGAACTGGTTACGGTATAAGTCCCATTGTATCCGACAGGGACCATCCCGGACACAATGATTGTTTGTCCTGCGAAAAATTCATAGAGGCTAGAATATGAGAGAGTTGCGGTAGTTCCATTGCCAGAGGCTGCCACAACATTTAGAATTGGTGGCCCCGTCAGGAGATTGATCTGCTCGCTGACGACGAACGTACCCGCCTGCGCGTCACTATTTGACGCCAAGTTGATGTTGAAGGACAGGTTCCTGCTTCCAGCAGTCAGGACGAAGCTGGCGCCGTGCAGGGACGTGGACGTGAACATGAAATCAATGTCACGGTACATGCGGTTTTCCGCATATGTTATCATGGATGGTAGGATCGTGACGAACGCGGCATCAGTCTCCGCCACGACAGCCATCGTGGCGATTTGGGTGACGTACTGCGAATATGTGAGGCCTGTGGTCATGACTAACCCCGTGATCCGCCCTTTATACCACTGACGGGCCGTTTACGCCATGCCAGAGGCTTTGTCCTTGACCTCGGCCACGCGGCGGCTCCAGCCCTTGCCAAACGTCTCAAATGTCGGCAGGCGCTTGAGGAAGTCGAGGCGCATGTCGCAGAGGGCCTGAACTGTCTGCTCGGGGTCGCACTCCCTGATGGCGCCCATGGACTTGGGGCCGAGGGCGCCGTCCGCCGTGACGCCAGCGATTGTCTGCAAGAACTTTGCCGCCCTGCCGACGCCGGAGTTCACCGCCAAGTCGTAGGCGGCATAATCCACGCCCGCCGGGAGCTGGTCGCCCTTGATCTTGTCCCAATACATGGCCTTGTAGAAGGGCTTCACCACTTCAGGAGTCAGGGAACGCATGAAGGCCTCGTCCACGGGCTTGCCGACGTAGCCCTCCCAAGCGGCCTTGGTAACGCCCAAGTTGGTCATGCCTCCCGGATCTTTTGGATGATTTACAAAACCACCCTCGTGCTTCAAGACGGCGGCGAAGCTGTCATCCCAGTTCTCGTTCATGTCACTTGTCCTTCGCAGCAAGTAGGTCATTCTTGGCCTTGGAGCCAGCGGACGAGCCGTAATAGAAGTTGACCACGCCGGTCCATGCCGTCCCCAGAGCACCCAACATCATCAAAAGCGCCTCCGTGCCCGTCTGCGGCATTCCATTGAGGAGCATCCAGATCAGGATGCCAAAAAAGCCCAGCGTGATGACGATGGCGAGAACCTTAGGAACCCAGTCCTTCGTCTCGCGCTGCATCTGCCGGGCGCTGTCGCGGTCACCGGCAGAAATCCGCTCAAGGTCGATGTCGAGCGACTTCATCTGAACTTTGAAGTCGGCGTCGATTTTCTTGATGGCGGCAAGCTGGTCCGGTGTGGCGGACGCCATAGCCTCAGAGATCTGCTCCTCGGTGCCGTCCTCATGCCCGAAGAGGGCACTGGACAGGGTCTTGACGGCAACGCCAGCCAGCGGGCCACCCAGCGCCGTGGCGATGGACGGGGCCAGTTGACCAAGCAGGGGGCCAAATTGTTTCAGCAAGTCCATTTTATTTCCCCTCGATGTTGAATGTCAGGTTCTTGTGGTCCGGGTACGCGATCACGACGTTGCCCTCGGGGCACTTGTACATGATGCGGGCGATCAGCTTCGCCCCGCCAAGGGCAACGCTTTCCGGGTTTTCGACCGTCAGAGTGTAGCCAAACTTGTCCACCGTCGGGGTGGCCGGGCCGGAGAACTTGGCGACTGACGGGAGCGCCTTGTGGACCATGTAGTCCGAGTCGCGAACCTCAAGGCTGAAGTCCTCAACCGTGCAGTCATCTCGGATCTTTTGACGGGCAACCACCACTTTGAACTGACCAGAAGCTGGTCCGTTGGTAATGCTGAAGTGTTCCGCATCCCACTTGAGGATGTCCTTTGGCGGCAATTTGACCTTTTCGTAGAGCGAATATCCACCACCAATTGCCGCCATGAACCCAGTCACGGCGGCGACAGACTTGATGATGGAGTCGGTGTTGATCACTTGTCCGCCTTTGCATCCAGCTTGTCATAAATACGCTTGAACATGTCCTCGATGTGGTCCATGCGCTTATCAATATCGAACTTGCTGACGTAGGACTTGGGAAGGTCTACCTCCAATTCATGAAGGTCTCTTCGCAGTTCTTTGACAGCGCCCCATATTTCGCGGGCGAACCATCCGCCTGCTCCAATAGCAGCTACGCTTACAATGTTCATGACTGACTGCGTGTCCATTATGCGGCCTCTTCTTGCGGTTCACCGAGATAAAAACCCAAATTATTCCGCAGGCGGGCGTCATTTGGCTCCAAATCAACGGCAATTTGGCCCTGCTGGACTGCTACATCCCTCAAACCAAGGTTCCAAGCCGATATGGCGGCCAGATCGTGCGCCTGATAGCCCCAGACTTCGGGGTCGCAGGTGTAGACGGCCTCGCGGTTGGTGATTTTCAGCGCCCGGGTGGAGTAGGCGAAGCATTCCTCCCAACGGTGCTGGCGGTAGCACAGGAGCGCCAACTCGCACCAAGGCTCGCGGGTGTTGGGGGCCTCACCAGCCGCCGAGTGGAAGGCTTGCTCGGCTTCGTATGATAGCCCTATCTCGCTGTAGCAGCGGCCCATGACGCGGTAAGCGTAGCACCGCTCGTTCATCCATGTGGCGCGGGGCAGCTTCAGGTAGTTTTTGCAGGCGACAATCGACTCTTCCCACCGAGAGTTAAAACTCAACTCGCGGGCGTAGTAGAAGGCATTGCGCGGACAGGCCGGGTCTTCTTTTACGGAAAGCTCCAGAAGATCCATGTACTGGCCCCGGCTCTTGGTCGGGTCGGGCTTGTGGACGGCGATGAGGAAGTCGGTCTGCGCCCAGACTTCCGTAATGCGTCCGTCAGGTACAGGATATTCGTGGCAGGGGTGGTGCCAGTGGTATCCGTGTCTGGCGTGGATCTTCTCGTAGTAGAAGCTGATGCCGCAGCCCCAATCAAACATATAACGGAGGCGGGTGGTCTCTCCCTTGATCCAGACACGTTCTATCTCCTCGCGCCATCCCGGCTGAAGAACCTCATCAATGTCCAAGCTGATGCAGACATCCATGTCGCGCGGAACAAGCGCCAAGGCAGCGTTACGAGCCAGATCAAAGCGCCAAGGAGTGATAGCAATATGATGCACTGTAGCTCCACATGCTTCAGCTTGTTCCGGCAAACCATCATCTGACCCCGTGTCTGCAACCATAATCAAGTCTGCCTCCTGCGCCGACTCGCAGAACCGCTGCACAAAGTGCGCCTCGTTCTTGCTGATGGCGTAGACGCATATCTTCAACTTCTTCTCCATGACGGCCCCCTCGTCGTTAGAGTTAGATTACGCAGTCCAAGGCAGCGCAGGGGACACCACAGGCGGGTTCACCTGATTGGCGATGTTGGTGGCAAGTCCGGCTTCAATGGTGGCAACTTGTTCAGCGCCAAGAGCCGTCTGCACCCAGCCAATAACCTGAGCCTGCGTCAGGTCAGCGTAGGGCGTGTAGGGCGAGCCAGCAACATAGGTGACGCCAACGGTTCCGTAGGAGGTGGCGTTGTAGGTGCCGTCTGTGGCGTTTGCCCGCCAGTGGACGTTGAAGACAACGTCAGTCTGGCTCTCGTAGGTGGGGTAGCAGTTCATCTGCTCAACGATCCAAGTGATGCTAGTCATTGCACGTTCTCCTCTGGCGCGGGAGCAGCCACCTGAGGCTGCGCTTGTTCACGTATTTTATGAATCAACTCAAACACTTGTGCATATGGCATGTTGCCAAGCGCCTGCATGATGACGTTTACTTCAGCGATGGTCAGATCGAGTTTCATGCTGTCCCCCTTCTTTTGTTGAAAGCTCATGCTTCAACTTCTCAAGTTCGGCTTCTAACGTGCTTACCTTTACGATAAGATTTGCATTAGTTATAACCAAAGCGCCAATCTGTTCAGCTATAACTTTCATAGCGTCATTATTCATGTCATCACCGCCACTTTTCTGTAGTTACCCGCATCGTCTTTCACAAGAATATATCCTGCAAGAGCTGTAACAGTTGCCGTGTACGGACTCGCCATTTGCATCAGGGGGAATGTTAGCCCGCCATATTTCCAAAACAACTGACCCCCATTGTGCCAGAGATCCTGATTATTGGTAGATGACCCTGTATATTGGCCCATGTTTATTTTGCTATTTCCCATGTAAATAGCCGCAGCAGGTTCTTGCGTTCCGGCGTAACTATCAGGGAAATATATGCCATAAGACCCGGTCTTAAAATATTGACCGAAACGGATTCCTTTAGCCTTGATTTTGTCGAGCAAGATACCGCAATAGAACCCATTCCAGTTATCAACATTTGTGCTGGAATAGTTTCCATCGTCGGGGCTTCCAACATACGCAACGCCAAAAGTCCAGTCTTTGACGCCTGTTCCAGCAGTCCTGTAGTTGGACAATAACGCGCCAACGCTGCTGCCTTGACCAACCAGAAGAGATTTTTCTCCAATATCTGGGTGGTTAATTTGAATGTTTACTTCTACTCCACAAAGAGACCAATTGGCTCCGGACGGAAGATTTGCATATGTTGTAGCGTCAAGTGTTGGACCCTGCGGATAACCCCAGAGGCCGGTGATGATCTGCGAATCACCGGGAAATCCGTTAGCGCGGGCAAAACCTGTGACGCCAATCGCGGAACCTTTTGTACTCCAATTTTGAGACGTTGATGTGCCCCAATTGATTCCGTTATTGACCGAATTACCAATTATGGCATTCCAAGTGCCATTGATTTGCGTACCCGCCGTTGCATCGTTGACCACTTCAACATCCGCAAAAACGCCGCCAACATTTTGAGCGAACGGATCGCCGGGCGTATCATATTTGATATAATTCTGTGCCCATATGAGCGGGCTATTGCTTGCAGTTTTGGGCGCAGATGATGTCCCCTGTTTTATTGTCAGGTTTGACGGACCCTGCGAATAAACAGTAAGAGGCTGTATGTTGTTTGCGTTTGTCCCCGGCACCGCCCCAATCCCCACGTTGCCGCTGGAGTCGATGCGCATGCGTTCGGAACCAGAGGCAGTGGAAAATGCAACATAGTCTATGGTATAGCCTGATCGACCAACAGCCAGCCAGCTATTTGCTGCACTGTAAGCATCATTTACCGCTCTGAAATACAAAGTGTTTCCAGCGGAATTGTCGCTATATGTGTCCCAAAACTTTTGGTTTGTGTTCGCCGAAGACCCGTACCATTGAAACGAAGCAGCATTATTGATGCGAATTGCACCGTTTACGTCTAACGAAACCGCTGGCGAAGATGTCCCAATCCCCACGTTGCCGCCGTAGGTCATACGAAGCAGCGCAGAGCCAACGCTGAGTTCAAGCATTGGGTCAAAAGACCCGGCAGTGTTATTGCCGAAAGTTATGCGCGGATAGTTACCGACAGTGTTTGCTATTTCCCGCCCAAGGGTCAAATTGGCATAAGTCCAATCACTTCCGGCAGCAAAACGAGTAGCCTTGAAGACAAGCCTATCGGTATTACTGTCCGTCCTAAAGAGCATTGAGGTGTTATTTTGGGTCGCATTCAATGTTGATGCGAGAGTCTCAGATGAAACGTCCAAAATTGAATATGGCGAACTGGTCCCAATCCCGACGTTGCTCGCGGTGAAGTAGCTGGGGAACGTGCTTGAACCGCTAATGCGAGCGGTTGCAGTTCCGGCACTAAGGGCTTGAAGCAAACCACCGTCGTTTGTTGCGCTTGAGCCAATCATCTGCGCAACGCTGTAAGTTCCGTTTGAGACTTCCATGCCGACATACTGCGTGGCCGAGGAAACAGTCAGTTTTGTGTTTGGCGAACTAGTCCCGATCCCAACGTTGCCGCTGGAGTTGATGCGCATACGTTCAAGAATACCAGAAGTGCCGGTGCCGGGGCTTGTCCCAAAGAGAATTGAGCCACCAGAGCCGGTGCTATACGTGTCGTAATTGCCAGCAATTGAGGCGAACATTCCCACAGAAGAGGGCTGCGTACCGAAGAACAGACGCCCAGTTACACCAAACGCACTGGGCAAGCTCGTTAGAGCCATAGAGCCAACGCCCAGCGTCGATATTGTTGGGTTTGTTACCCCGCCGTAAACAGACAGTTGATTGTTGATCGTGGCAGTGCCAATCCCCACGTTGCCGCTGGAGTCGATGCGCATCTGCTCAGAACCGTTGATATACCAACGATGCCCATAATAAGCGCCGTAGACCATCGCTCCCTGCAATGAAGCAGATGTGGAACCTGTTGTCGGGGATGCGTTATACATTCCCCAAATGGCGTTATAATCGCCAATGGTTGTTGATGAGTTGCTATCTCCATCAAGCATCATCCCAAAGAAACGAGGCTGCGATGTGTTAGTTGAACTGCGAACAAGATTAAGTTGTCCAAAATTCCAGTTTGTGGGAGACGCAATGCGTTGTTCACCACTGGAAATATCGAGTTTATAACTCGGCGAACTCGTCCCAATCCCTACGTTGGTGCCATCAAACACAAAGTTGGCAGACCCAGCAAACGCGCCAGAGCTATTGTACTGAACCTGAGTGTTGGAGCCGCCAATTGCTGGCGTTGAGCCGGTGGGGCCGGTCGGGCCAGCCGTACCCGCCCCCGTGGGGCCTGTGGGGCCAGCAACGGTTGAGGCAGCACCAGTGGGGCCCGTGGGGCCAGTCAAGCCAATGCTGCCAGTCGGCCCCGTAGGCCCAGCAACAGTGGAAGATGCCCCCGTAGCACCAGTGGGGCCCGTGGGGCCAGTGCCGCTGGGGCCGGTGGGGCCGGGCACAGTTGAAGCAGACCCTGTCGCCCCCGTAGGCCCCGTAGGCCCCGTAATCCCCATAGGCCCCGTGGGGCCAACGCCCTTCAGGTCAGCAATCTGCTGGGTCGTGGCGCGCTTGGACTCCCCAGATTGGACAATCTCAACTTGCTCTGTCCCGTTCAAGGAAACAGCCGCGCCAAGGTTGGGGATTTGGATATTACTTGCGTAACGAGGCATCAGAGCGGTCCTGTCTTGGGCACTTCATCGAAGCCGTATGGCAAGCTGGGATTGTTTATAACATATCCACCGGAAATGTACGCGCCAGAGAACACCGAGCCCTGAAGGTCGATCTGCGTCGTGTTCATCACCGTAATACGCCAATTTCCATTGGCCGAAGACACGCCGCTCACGTCCTGCACGGTGACGTGTTGCCCTGTAATCATGCCATTGGTTGTCGCGATTGTCAGGCGAATGAGGCCGATGCCGTTGTTGGCGGCGCCCGTGACTGTACGATAAGTGACCGCATTCGGATCAGTGCCGGGCTGCTGGTTCGTGCCGCCGGGGGCCTCGCCAGTCTGCTGCGTGACGCGGGTCTGGTCAGGCACGTCATTGTCGATGGTGGTGACGCGAGTGTCGCCGCGCTGGACCGGGATGCCCGTCTGCGTGTTGGTGGTGTTGTTGCCAGACACCTGACGCCGGTCGATCTCGTCCCAAGCGTAGGGCTCGACGCGGGGGTTGATGATCGGCACGGGATCAGCCGGGATGATGATGGCGCGAAGTTGCTCTTGTGGGGTGTCGTAGCAGGTGTTGCAGACAAGGATGCGCTTGTTAATCAAGGACGCGCCAGCCCAGTCGTACTGCCACTTCAGGTCAACGTGATTGTAGCGGAAGGCGCAGCGGTCGCAAATTGCATGCGCCTGCGGGTTGGTGGCGCTTGTCCTAGCCCGGCCTGACCTTGATGCGTAGCCCATTCACGCCCCCTTACCTGAAGTAGCCAGAGATCATGGGGGAAATGTACGTGGCCGCAGTCTCAATGTTCTGGTCAGCCGCAATCTGGTAGGACTCGTCCGCCATGGGCTTGATCATCGCCACAGCCGCCGGGTTCCAGATCTGCGCAAGGCGCAGGGCGAGGCCGTAGGCGAACGCTTCCAACCAAAGATAAGGCACTTCAACCGTCTGCCCGTTTTGGAGCGCCGAGTCCTGTACCTGCCGCACCCGGTAGTATTTCAGGCTCTGGGGGCCGTTGTCGGTGTTCGGCACCGGCCACAGCGTCACGGACGGCCCGGCGGACCCGGTCGAGCGGGACGAGCTAATCAGGCGGTCAAACCAATAAACCGTGGGAAAACCCTGCTGCTCCTTGTTGGGGTAGCTGGCGTATTCCGTGCGGCTCACCGGCAGAATGATGCGGTCGATGTTGGCGCCGGAGTCGTCGTTCTGGACGTAGGCGTCCAAGATAGCGACCGTGTTGGCGTCAACGGAGTAGGTGGCCTGATCGGTGACGAGGGGCGTCGTGACAAGGTCAACGGCCCAGAGGTTGACGCCTTGATTGCTAAATCGAGCGCAGAGCATGTTGGACGCCATGCGGGCGGCCTCCATGTGCTCCTGAAGCACGGACGTGTTCCTGATGCCGATGAGGTTGTACGCA